TGTATCTAGCCCCGTAGACGTCATAGAAGGTATTACGGTACACCGCACTACTATACCCCCAGTTACGGCTGTCTCAGGTACTGGAAACAAGCTCAAAACATCCCTGCTTTTCATAGCCCACTTATACGGGGTACTCGGGTTAGCGGTATCAGGATGGTCGGGGTGTTCAGAGCGTAGGGCTTCCCACATCTGCATCCCCAGCGGTACGTCGTCATAGTGCACTGTATGTACCGTACGTACTACCCCGTTAGCATTAGCTGATGTTAGGGTATAGGTATCCGTTAACGCTACAGAATCAATAGCCACGAGAGTCTCTAGCCACGCCCCAGACTCTCTACAAAACGTAATAGCAGCCTGTCTCACCGCCGTATTAACAAGAGGTGGCGGTACCCCAGGTACTGCAGGGAGTATACTCGCGGCAAAATCAGAGTACAGGGTAGTTGCCATTATTTACCTTTTTTTCTTTCGTTTAATATCCCACCATCTACATCCATACCAATCTCTACCTGCTCGTGGTACGCCTGAGAACGTGGTGGAGGGGCTGATCCACCGTCTACGTCTACCCCTATCATAACCTGCTCACGGTACACTTGTTTAGGTTTATGTGGTACTTTAGGTTTACCTGTTAAGTATTTGTTCTTAGGTGGCATTTTGTCATCCTTTTTGTGTAGTAGCCCCAACCCCCGCGGACTCAGTATCCGTAACTGTTCGAGCTTGGGCGCTTAATCCTAGTGCTTGGCTACCGGCGTCGTAGAATAATTTTGCTCTCCCTGTAGATATGTGCTCATCATCTATAGACTGGGCTAAAAACACTACGAAATCAACAACTACGGTCTTATAGGAATCGTGTAACTCCGCTATGGTATCCCCAATGGCGTAATCCGAAGGAACCTTGGCGTACTCTATAGATAGTGATTGCCCTGCTGCTGGGCAAGGTGGGTATATGAAAAATTTATTTGGTGACCTGGGGTGCCGCATCCACGTAGTACATGCTCCTTCGGCAGAGGCTCTCCACCCGGGGGAATGTAAGTCCATGGTTATTCTGTCACTCTCGTATGGGGCGTTTCCACCTACTACCTGGAACACTTCCATTAGGCGTAGACTATCCGACGGCGCTGACTGCACGACGGTAGATACTACACAAGCCATATCTGCGAAAGCCGAGAATAAGTCAGGTCGAAGATGCGCAATTCTCTTTAAGGACTCATTAACAAACTTTAATAAGTCTGCATCTGAATACCTAGTTGTTGCATCTACATCATTAATAAGCACCCTAACGTCATCTATGACATTTTGGGGCGTCATTACATGCTCCTTTTCTTACCTTTTTTTGATATTTCCTGTTTCGATATTGGTGTAAGTGTTGGTACTTCTACTTCATCTGACTTTACTTTTAGATCGGCCCCGTTGATATCACAAGGTACAAAACCTAAAGACTCATCATTTAGTAATTTATCGTTCCGGTAAGCTACCACTCCGGTGCGGTTTTTCATAAATTGCGGCATGTTACCTCCGAGTTAAATTCCCACCCCGAAGGGTGGGAGATGGTAATTATGCGTCGAAGGACACGCCCCACAACCGAATACGGTACTTACCTGAACCTAGGCCAGAGGTATTAATCTGGACTTTGATGGTTAGATCAGTAGTAGTAGCAACTAATGTATTCGCTGCAGTAGCAATCTTTACCAGTTGGGTACCGGCAGTTGCATCAGTGGCCCATGCAGTTAGACCAGTGACATCAGTGGTGTTCAACTGAATGTCCAAAGTTCCGGATGCTGTGCCTGCAATATCTGTCTGTAATGAACCCGCGTGGATAAGAACCCCAGAGTATGCCGGAACCGTATAGATTTCAACGGTATCCGTAGCGGCGGTAACAATCGCGCTACCGTCCAGTATATACTCCAACATAAAGGGGCCTGGTAGTCCATGCTGCGATGACGCTGCAGGCTGGATACCTACCGCTCTGTATTGAGCAATCGTACGTGCTGTCATAATAAAATCTCCTAAGAATTAAGCTTGATAACCGTACAAGCGGGTTAGAACGTCGGACTTAGTAATCTGGAAGCCATAAACTTGCAAGCCCCGGATAACATTACCGAATGTGGTTTCGCTACGTAGAGTTTCCATTTCGGTCATCTGTGTAGCAAAGGTTAACCCCATCTTGTGACCAGCGAACATATGAAATGCGGTATTAGCGCCTTCCGTTGTCCGGGTGATCTGGTTGCTCATGTAGATTGTGAAGCGATCAATCATACCGATGCGCCCGTTGCGAAGGATCGAAGACCCATCGCCCGATAGTGATGCATCTTTAAGATCGGACTTCTTAATCATACCGCATGCCCATGCAGGCATAACCAACCAACGCCCATCTTCAGGAGTATTTGACTCATCCAACACCACACCGAGGTTAACGATGTAATCAAGGATGTTGACTTTGGTCACGGCTACTGGAGTACCTGTTGCGCCAAGTGCGATGTTAGCTGATATAGCACCGGCAGTATTACCGATGTTAAGGGCTGAAAGATTCGCAGATTGCCCACCAGTTGCGACTGAATCAAGCAACGTACGGTCCATTTTCAGCTTCATGCGAGTAGAAGCATCTTTAGACCATGTATCTAGCAACTCGATATCGGCTTGTATTCTATCAACATCATCCTCGATACAGGCAAAATAATCGCCTTGGTCGATGTTGAGAGTTAATGAAGCCTTTTCCGGACGTTCGTTAACCAAGTTTTGACCCTTGGCATACGTACGAATGGTAATTTCCGGGGTTGTGCGGATTTGAACAACATCACCAAACTTGCTAATAATGCCATCATAGTCGGTATTTGCAATTTCACCGAACACGGTTGATGCATATAGATTCTGGATCAGTTTACTAGCCCAAAGTTCCGGGATAAATTTAGAGGTCCCCGCTCTCGTATAGTCGGGGGTACCTGCTTGTTGTGGAAAAGCCATAATACTATTCTCCTAAGAAATGAATGACTAAGTGTATCGGCCTTCCTGAATAGCTGTTAGCAGTTCAGTTTCAGCCGTTCTGAACTCTGCATCCTTGCCTTTGTATTTCCCGTGGAGTTGGTCTGTATACAGTTTATCTAAGTCTGCCTTAGTAAAGGTTTTCCTCTGTGAGTCTGCTGGAATACTAGACTGTCCTCTTCTAGGAGCCACAACTGCTTGTTTTTGCAGATGTCCGTCCTTTTGTGACTTGTTAGTTGCAACTTGTCCAGTAACACCCGATGTAGTCTTAAATTCAGAAAACGTATTCCGCACCAAATTTAAGTCAAGTCGTTCACGAGCATCATCCAAAAACGCTTTCCTTGATAATCCAGATAATGGTTCAACTTGCGACAGCCAGCGCGTAAATGCAGGAGAGGTGTTTATTTGTTCCCAATCAGGATGCGTCTTTGACAGTCCGTCGAAAAACCTATCTTCGGCGTTCTGCGATTGCGCTGATACGACATTTTGAAGCTGGTAGTGCATCTGCCCCACCGCATCTGGTACTTGTCGCATACTATCAAGCTGGTTAACTATCGGAGCTAATTTAGCCCCTACATACCTATCCATCATTTCAAAGTAAGGTTTGGAGTATTCTTCAATCTCTTCCTCTGTGACCCCCAGGGCCGGTCCAGGACGGGTATTTCCCCCCTGTTGCGACGTATTAGGTGTCTGCTGCAGAGTTACAAGAGCTTGTCTTAACTGCTCAATCTGCCCCGTGGCGTCACGGAATTGAGCAATAGTAGAATTATACATACCTTGCAACGTACTGTTACGTTGCTGCATAACCCTGAGGTCCTCTTCTAGCTTACTTACTGGTTGCTGCACTTGCTGACCACTACTAGCATCAGTAGGGCGTATTTCGGTCACATCGCCTTCAGCGTGGGTACTATTTTCAGTAGGCTCGGTAAAGGTAGTAGTTGGATGTGCATCGTCTGACGCTGCATTAGACCCTAGGTTTTCACCTGATTCTTCTGACCCGTCTTCGGATTCTTCACCCTCTAGTTGCTTATAGTGAGCTTCTGTTTCTTCGACCTGCTTCTGTAGTTGTGCTGGTAGTCCCATTTGTCACCTCGTCGGTTCACCGCGTAGGGGGTGGTTTAAGATACTTAATAAATTCACTATAGAGCTGCGCCTGGCCTCGGAGGATTTCACTATCCACCTGTTCCAGGGAAGCTCTATGGGAATCTCTCTGCTTAATACAATATTCATAAAATTGTGGTTGTTGGACCGCTACCCGCCGGAACATATCTAGTTCCGCTTCAGTCGGTCTAGCCATTAAACCAAGTTACTCCAATAAATATTAAATGAGCCTGTCACTGTTATAGTCGCGTCAGCGTCAATGTCAGTGGCTGTGGCTACTGCGAAATTAAGAAATAACGCTGTCGCCGTAGAAACACCAGCGAACGGCGTTACGACTGCAAGACCTACACCCGCAGCAGCGGCACCTGCTACGTCAATCGTAGCACTCGAAGTTATCGCTGTGGTTTGGATAAAGTCCTGTTCAGTCGATGCTAAAGTGGTACCCGCAGCCTGTGTCACTGATCCGACACCCCATGCCATAGTAGAGCTGG